ACCAGAAAAAGGGATATGTGGGCCTCCCCCCACGCTTCGCTACCCGAAGTAGCGGGTGGCCGTAGCCAGTCTTCTAGCCGACACCCGTCATTGCTGTTGTTGTTCCCCGTGAGTATCGCTCTGCCCAAGAGCGGCTCTGTTTGACAATGGGGAACGAACCCCGTTTCCGGTCACGTAGCGCATTCCCGGCCCATTGTCATTTCATCCGGGGTCCAGCGCGGCCGGTGCCCGTCATCCCGACGGTCACAACTTCGTTGTGCGCGCAGGATAGCAGCACGCGTGTACGATTTCAACGCACATGCCAAAGGGAAGACGTACGGTTTCCGCAGAAGACCGCGCACTGTTCTGGCAGGCGCTGCAGTCGGGCACAACGCTGAGAGAAGCCGCCCGTATGGGTGGCATTGCGTACAACACAGCGCTGAAGTGGCGCGCACGGGCAGACCAGACCAGCGCCGAGATCGAGGCAGCCAAAGTCCTCGGGGCAAAGGCCGCCATCCTGGATGGGGGTGGCTCGTCGAAGGTTGCGAGGGACCGCGCACTTTCGCCGGACATGCCCCCCGTAATACCAACTTCGCGCCTGTCGGCGCGAGCACAACGAGGACTTGAAGACTTTGACTACTTCAGGACTGTCTACCTAGGAAGAGTCCCCTCTCCCTGGCAGGTTGATGCCGCCTACAAGATCGTCGAATGGTTGGAGCATCCAGAGAAGCAGTTCCTCGTTCTCAACTGCCCGCCTGGCGTGGGCAAGTCCACCCTCTTCCACGACGTAGCCGTGTGGTGCATTGTCCGCAACCGGGCTATCCGCGTGATGATCGGATCGATCAGCCAGACTTTGGCGAAGATGTACAGCCGTCGAATCAGGGACACCCTTGAGCGCACCGTCCCTATGCACCCGGACCCGGAGATGGTGGCTCGTGGACTGGCCATCAACGCCGAAGCCTGCCTGTCGCTGGACTACGGAAGGTTCAAGCCGCAGAACCAGGGAGCCCTGTGGCGCGCCGAGGAGTTCATCGTCGAGCAGCAGGGGAACATGGGGCTCGACAACAAGGAGCCCACCGTTTCGGCCTACGGCATCGAGTCCGAGTTCATCGGACACCGTGCAGAACTGTGTCTCTTTGACGACGTCGCCGGTCCGGAGAACTCCAAGGAATCGGTAGCCCGCGACAAGTTGATCGAGCGCTGGGACTCCATGGCCGAGGCCCGCGTTGATCCGGGCGGCCTACTCGCCGTCATTGGTCAGCGCCTCGGACCGGGCGACCTGTATGCCCACTGCCTTTCCAAGATCTCCTACGAAGAAGTCGAGGAGTACGACGGAAACGATGTCCTGGATATCTCCGAGAACGTCGAGCCGATCAAACACAGTAAGTACCACCACATGGTGTACAAGGCCTACTACGAGGAGTTGGATGATGGACCCAAATCACGAAGACAAGATGCGGCTCCGTGGCCAAACGGCCCCCTCTTGGAACCGTTTCGACTCTCTTGGAAGGACCTTTCCTACATCCGGCACAACTCGCCGTCGAAGTTCGAGGTGGTCTATCAGCAGCAGGACATGGCGGATGGTCACTACCTCATTGAGAGGACGTGGGCAACTGGGGGAATGGGCAACGACGGCGTTCTTTACCCTGGGTGCATTGACCAGCATCGCCGTCCTGGCTATCTGCCGCCGGGTCTGGCGCAGCCACTGATCTCCATTGCCACGGTCGACCCCTCCCCGACAATGTTCTGGGCCGTCCAGTGGTGGGTGTATCAACCGGAGACGAACCTGCGGTACCTAATTGACGTCGAGCGGTGCAAGTTGACCGCCGAGGAACTTCTTGGGTACGACACGGGCACCGGTTCGTACTGGGGTCTGATGGAGGACTGGCAGACCCGGTCCGACGACATGGGCTGCAAGATCACCCACTGGGTGGTCGAGGTCAACGCAGCCCAGCGGTTTCTACTAGCCCACGACTTCGTCCGTAGGTGGCAGGCAAAGCGTGGCGTGAATGTGATCGCCCACCACACGGGCAGGAACAAGTTGGACGAGAACCTGGGAATCGAGGCTCTGCTTCCCCCGCTGTGGCGCACCGGTCAAGTCCGGTTGCCGACGATGCGTGACAACTGGAAGACGCTCGCCTTCATCGACGAGATGGCTACGTGGACCCGTGGAAAGAAGAACGGCACCGACTTGGTCATGGCGCACTGGTTCGCGGAACTGCACATGCCGCAGTTGAGACCCACGCACGCACCCCCGCGCATGTGGCGACCGTCGTGGTTAGCATCGTGATGTGCTACTTTCTGCGCGCAACCTAAGCGCAGGACGGGGATGGCGAAGAAACCACGCACTCCGGAGGAACAAAGACGGATTGACGAGCGCATTGCGTTCGTTCAAGCAAACCCGGACCTTGCTCCGGAAGAAGCGCGCACCAGGTACTACGTCCAGACCCGAGCAGCCGAACTAGAGGCGCAGGGTAAGACGGTAGACCGCAAGGCTCTCCGTCAAAAGTTCCAGACGGGTGGAGTCACACGCGTCGGGTTCTATACCCCTGGCGATATTCAGGCCGGAGCACGCCGCCGCGCCGCGCTGAACGCAACCCGCACCGGTGAGACTGGTACGGGCTCGACAGGTAATCCTCCGGCTACAGGGGTAACTGCCCCCGAGACCGGCCCCCTGGGCGATAATGCCATGATCCGCGGAGTTTCAACAAGGATCGGACCGGGAACGCAGTCGCTGGTTCCGACACCAACAAAGTTGGCAGCGACAAAGGAACCTGAGAAGATTACGCCTTGGCAGGAATCGTGGCCAAATAAGCAGATTGCTGGCGCAATCGACAAGATTGATAGGGCCGCCACGAAGGTTGTGAAGGGCGCTCACAACATTGCGTATCAGTCGGCGGAGAGCATGGCTGCGACGTTCACCAACCCGCTTGTCAACGAGGTTGGCAGGTTGTTTGGGCAGAACCCGAACCTTCGGGTTGCCGGACCGATGGAGGCAGCGACCAATACCGTTCTCACGATTGCCGACATTTTTACGGCTGGCGCGTCACGGGCAGCCACCACCGGACTACGCGCTTCAACCCCGGGCATCACGCGAACCATCGGTGCCTTGGTGGGCGAAACCGCTGCTCGAACAACCGTACGTGGTGCTGGAATCGCGGGCATCAGTGGGCGCGCCGTCGGTGGCCAGATCGCCTCTGGCGGAAGCCGGATTGCTTCGCAGGTTGGTCAGCGCGTCGTCGACAGAATCCCTGGCGGCCAGAAGATCAAGGCTGTGGCGTCGAAGATCGACGAGATGGTTACGCCGTTCCAGTACCGGCAACTGCGTGAAGGCGTAGCAACTGTCAAGCCACCCAAGGCCGGTGGCAGGAGCCATACATGGCAAGGAACCAGGACCGATCGCATCCGCGCTACTGAGCAGATCGACGCCGAGGACATTCTTGACTTTGAGCCCGAGGACGTCACCGATCTGTTCGGCCCCGGCCGTGTCGGCAACGTCGTGAACGAGGCTGGCGACGACGCCTTCACGCGTACGGGCTTTGACATTGAGGAGACGGTCGAGGCTCCGAGGTACTCGGCGGATGTCACGACAGAGGAGTTGGAGGAAGCCGCCGACATCAGTGATTGGATGCGCGATGCGCCCAAGCCAACAGCGTCTCGTTGGGGGGATGAGACTCTGCCACCGGCACAGACAACTCCTCCTCCGGCCCAGACCACGCAGGTAATCCCCGAGGCACGTGCTCCTCGTGCGCCCGAGCCGCAGACCCAGCGGACCACGCCGCCTCCGGCACAGACCACCCCGCCCCCCACTGCCCCCCCTGCAGCGTCGTCGAGGCCTGTCTTGCAGTTGGGTCCTGATCGCCCGGAGCCGACCACCGAGGTTGGCAGGTCGCTGAAAGCCCTGTTCCAGGACGTCAGCGAGGGCATTCAAGAGGCGACCGCTCAGATTCCCACTCCGACGCCCAGGCCCCCGGCGGCGGCGGCACCCGAGGGCGACCTTGGCAGTTTGTTCGGCCCTGAGTTCCAGGCCCGCCGTCAGGCAGCGGACGATGCGGCCCGTAGGGCGGCGGAGCGTTCGCCAAACAGCAGGGCCGCTCGCCAGAATCCCGAACTTCGTACTCCTACTCGTCGAGCCGATCTGACGCCCGAGGAACTCGAAGCCCGCAAGGTGGAGTCGCGTGCCAAGGATGCAGAGCGCAAGCGCCTGGATAGGGCAAAGAAGGCGGAGGAGCGCAAGGCGGCCAAGGAGGCTGCGCAGAAGGCGGCAGATGAGGCGGCTCAACAGGCACCAACTACTGGCGTTACCGAAGCGTTGTCAGAGACTGAACAGGCACGTGCTGCTGCCGGACAAAGCAATCCGTCTTGGTTTACGGCCAAGAGGGAGCGTCAGGCCCAGCGTGCCGCAGAAGCCGCTTCCGCCCCTGCTCCCCAGACCGCCCAGGAAGTCGTCGTTTCTGCACGAGAGGCCGTTACGGAGGCGACTCAGATTCCAGAAAGCCAGATGACTTCTTCCGTCCTGCCCGAGGCACCGTCTGCATCTGTAAGGTCAACGCCGGTTGAGCCCACACGTCCTTCTGATACCACGACGCGTGGAACCGGACGACAGAAGCCAGCGGCCGAAGCACCCGCTCCGCCAAAAGTACCTGAGCCGACTGCATCAACAACCAGTTCCGGTGGAAGAATAATGGTGTACAAGGGTCAAGAGATTGAAATCCCGTTTGGCACGCCAGCACTGCACCCTCTAGAAGCGCGGGCTGGAATTTCTCCGGCTAAAGCAACTGGTCGTGCTCCAACGTCGGAGGCAATAGCCGAGGCTGCAGCCGAGTCTGCAGCAAGAGCCGAGGCGATAATGGCCGAGGGTGCAGCAAGAGCCCAGGCTGCAGCAAGTAATACTGCGCGCAATACCGGTACTGGTCGTGCACCGGTTGCTCCTGCATCTGCTACAGCAGGAAAACCGATGGACCTGAGCGCCATCAAGACCCAAGAGCGCTTTGATGAGTTTATGAACAAGCAGGGTGGACGTCAGTTGCTCAACGACATGCCCATCCAGGATTTCGTAGCAACAGTCAAGGCAAATCCAAACATTCAGGCATTCCTTGAGAAGAATCCGGTCAAGCAGGCTGCTACGTCCTCGGGAACCAAGGTTCCCGGCCAGATGAAGGCAGTGTCAAACGAAGGCACGCAGACGAGGTTCAACCGTCGTGGTGTGACCATACCCGAAGAGTTGAGCAGTCCGATGACCTTCGAGCCGCCGGTAAAGCCGACGTCTACCGCGGAAAGAACCGCACTTGATAAGACGATCGGGGCGCTTGAGAATCAGCGCACGCGCCTGATGGAACTCACCGATCTCCGTGGTGGTGCGCGTACCGAAGTGGAGTCGGCCAACATTGCCGCCCTGGAGAGGCAAATCGAAGAATCGCGCCGGGTCATGCTTGAGTTCAACCAGGAGTACATTGCCAGTGTTGTGCCGAAGGCCAGGCCCATGAGCGCTACAGAAAACGCGCGTCTTGCGCGCATGGCGAAGCAGAAGGCAGCGGGCAAGCCGGTGTCCGAGACTGTAGATGAAAGCCTTCCTGGACTTTCCTCTGACGTTGAATCTGAGTTGCAGGCAGTCGAGTCGCGTGGAACCCAGCGCCGCACATCAGATCCGGACTTCGAGCAAGAGGTAAACCCTGACGACATCGACTTGTTCGACGAGCCCTCTTACTAATGCTTCCTGCTGAAGAAATCGTCGCGCTGTATTTGCAGCGCAAGAGGACCATGGGCCCTATCAAGGAGCAGATGCGCAGGGTCAGGGAACTGGCTAACGGCGACGTGGTGGTTCCCCTCAATGAACTAGACAAGAACGCCAAGACTTCGGTTGCAAACCTGCTTATTCAGGGCCTGGAGCAGATGTCGATGCGTGTTGCGTCGACCATGCCGACCGTGTACTTCCCCCCGACCAAGGAGGGCTCAGAGCGCAGTAAGAGCAACTCACGGCAACGCAAGAACGCGGTGCTTTCCATGTGGGACAACAACCGTATGGGACTAAAGATGCGCCGTCGCGCCAGGCACTACCTGGCTTATGCGCAGTCTGCCGTTGTCCTCAAGCCTGATTTCCGTACGTTGACGCCGAAGTGGACGGTGCGCAACCCCCTCGACACGTATCCGGCACCGACTGAAGACCCGGACGATCCGGTCCCCTACGACTGCATCTTCTCGTACAAGACGACAGCCTCGTACCTTCTGCGCAACTATGGACCCCAGGTGTCCTCGATGCTGCGCATGGGACGTATTGAAGCGGATTCCAAGTACACCCTGCTCGAATACGTCTCGCCCGAGTCCATTCAGTTGGTGGTTATCGGTGCGGAAGACAGCGCTGACTACAGCCCTGCCGAGCGTGCCGGTCTCGAAACCCTGATGCTTGAGGCCATTCCCAACAGAACAGGTATGCCGCTTGCCGTTATGGCGAACCGGATCACCCTTGACAAGCCTCGTGGCCAGTTCGATGGTGTACTCGGCATGTACTACACGCGCGCACGCCTTCAGGCTCTGAACGAGATTGCCATTGAGCGCGGTATTTTCCCCGATGAGTACCTGATTGCGCGCCCCGGCGAGAACCCCGAGGTGCTGCAGGTTGCAAACGGCAAGTCAGGCGTGGTCGGTATCGTCAAGGGCGGAGACCTTAGGCAGTTGCAGGTCAACCCCGGCTACAAGACCGACACAGCACTTGACCGGCTTGAGCGTCAGGAGCGCTTGGAGGGTGCGATTCCTGCTGAGTTCGGCGGTGAATCCACCACGTCCATCCGCACAGGACGCCGGGGCGACGCCATTATGTCCGCCACCATCGACTACCGAGTGCAGGAAGCGCAGACGTGCTTCGAGCAGTCGCTCGTAGAGGAAGACAAGATTGCCATTGCAATTGAGCGGGCGTACTGGGGCGACGTAACTAAGTCCTTCTATATGCCAGGACGCTCTGCTGCTGGCAAGTCTGTGTATGTGCCCAACCAGTTGTGGGTAAACGACTTCCACTACGTTACGTACTCGGCGGCTGGAAGCGATGTCAACAGCCTTGTTGTCGGACTTGGCCAGCGCCTTGGTACTGGACTCATCAGCAAGGAGTCTGCGCGTGAAGCAGATCCGCTGATCTCTGACCCAGACTTCGAGCATGACCGGATCATCGCCGAGGGAATTGAGGCTGCGCTGTTGTCCTCGATCCAGCAGCAGGCAGTCGATCCCAATGGCCCATACCAGCCAGAAGATCTTGCTTATCTGACCAAGTTGGTTGTCGAGCAGGACGTTCCATTGTTTGAGGCTGTGCGGCGTACGGACCAACGTGCACGCGATAGGCAAGCCGCAATGGCACCGATGGGCTCTCCGGAGACGATGCCGGGCCTTGCTACCCCAGGAATGGGGGCCGAAACTCCGGCGGCCCCGCCCGGTGGTGGGGGGCTCGCGGGTCTACTAGCACAGTTGGGAGGCTGACATGGCAGAAAACACGACTGGGCGCATGCCCATCAGCGCAGGTAAGGCCGCTTATTACGGCGAGGCAGAGTTGCTAAAGCAACGGCAACGTGCCGTTCCCATGGGTCAGGCACCGACAGACGTCAGTGCGCGTCGGTCTATTGCCGCTAAGGACGTCGAGGCATCAACTGCCCGTCCTGGTTCGATGCCTCCACTCACTCGTTCTACTGACCGCCCATCTGAACCGCTTACTGCGGGCGCACCGTTTGGTGCTGGTCCTGGTCCAATGCAGGCGGGAATCATGCCCGTAGGCCCACAGTCGATAGTCAAGGATGAACTTAGGTCACTGGGAATGATGTTCCCAGATTCCGGCATTCTTGATCTACTCGACAAGTACGGCAACTCCTGATGTCGTTCGAAAAGTTCATCGACGCCAACTCGATGGGCAACTTCATGTCTGAGGACATGCTCGCCCAGAACCGCAAGATGATGTCGGGCATGGGCAAAGGCGAGGCAAGCGCTCAGATCGCGGCAAGTCTGGAGTACATCAACCAGAACTACCCGTATTTGAATGCCAATACGCAGATGTCGCTAGCGCAAGCCGGTGCGTCGCCAGCAGCAATCTACGAAGTTGCGCGCATGACGGCGATGGATACAGCCGACAACCCGCCGGATCAAACCGGATTCATGGCTGGCGTCGGGCGCGTCATCAAGTCCGTGCTGGACGCTGGCGGTTGGGCAAAGGATCGCATCGCGCAAGGTCTCGGTGTTGTGCCAGGCGCACTGGAACTGGCTGAGAACACCGTCGAAGCAGCCTCCGATTACCTGGCTCCAGCCATCAAGCCAATCACTCGGTATGGAGTTGCCGCACTTGAGGCAATCCCGGAGTCAATCAACAACGTTGCTGCCATGCTTTTCAACACTCAGGATGGCCGGAATATGACGCTCGGTGGCTTCTGGGACTCGCTGACCATCGCCACGCTTCTGGATAACCCTGAGTTGCAGGGCACTGGTTACCTTGTGAATAACGCCATCCTTGAGGAGCAGGGCCGTCGCGCACGCGACTTCCGTGGCGAGATCAATGGACAGGGTTGGACGGTGGGCCGTGGTGCCGCGAACCTGGTGTTCACTCCAAACTCCGAGGCATATCGGAACGCGTCGGGAATCATTGATGCAGTCGTCAACTTGATGGCCCCAGACCCAACGAAGTTGGTAAGCAAGGGTGCCAGGGTCATTGGTCGCGCTGGTCTTGCCGCCCCCAAGTTGTCTGTCTCTGACGCAACAGAGATCAAGGCCCTACTGCGCGTGCAGGGTGGTTTGTCGCAGGGCTTGCAGGGAGTATCCATCGAGGGTCGCAAGTGGGTTGACTTGATGACCAAGAGCACGGCTCCTAGAAAACTCGTTGATCGTCTCGTCAATGAAACGAGCGCGACGAAGATCATGGACGACATCTTTGAGTACAAGATCGATCCGGCATTTGCGGACGACCTGGCTCAAGCGAAAACCACTGAAGAAGTACTCAGCGTAATGACCCGCGGATTCACAGTGGGCGATACGTCACAGATTGCCGACCCGCAGTTGTTCCGCTACGCCCGCAACGCCGCAGTCTCCAGCGCGGTAGAGCGCACACCACTCAAGGTTCTTCGTGGCACGCGGGCTTTTGCAACTATGCCAGCCGGATCACTTGTAATTGCTGGTGACAGGCGCGATCGCATTGCCGGAATCCGGAACATGCTCAACTCGTTGCGCGCTGCAGGCGGCACCAAGGACGAGGTCGCTGCGTTGGGCGACAAAATCATCCCCATGATGCGTGGAGGGTTGTCATCGGACCTCGAAAAGAACGCACTTGAGGCCTACAAGGAAACGATCGCTACGGTAATGCGCAAGAACCGCGTTGATGAAACGGTTATTGGCACCGTTATAAATGGCGGAGACGCCCGTATCGGGAAGATGCGTTCGTACCTAATGGACCGGTCTGGCATAGAGGTCGACCATGGGTTCATGAAGGCGCTTTATCACCGGTTCAAGGACGACTTCCCTCCGCAGTTTTGGGCCGACTTCCACCAGCAGTACAGCAAGATGAGCGGCGCGGTTTCCATTGATCGTCCGTTGATGCTTGTCGAACTACTTGGGCGCGTGCAGTCGCTTCCTGACCCGCGCCAGTTGCGGCGTCTTACTCGCAGTCCTTTGATGCGTAGGTTGCTATCCGACGACGACGGCTTGGTTCGAGCGGGCAAGGGCGTGGGCGGCAGGTCGCTCGTCACGCGCAGCCAGAAGATCGACACAAAGGTTGTGCCTAAGGAAAACCGGGCGGCGTACAACCAGTTGTCTGACGAGATTGTTGACATTAGGACGCGCATCGGGTCTTCGAGAATGACGCCCCAGGATGGCAGGGATCTGGACGATCTGGTTGCCCGACGCAATGCCCTGCTTGTTGAGTCCAAGAAGCGCGTTCTTACAGGCAAACAACAGCGCTATCTACAGGCCGTTGAGTTTGCGCAGAACGTCATCTGGAAGCCCTTGGCCCTGGCGACTGGCGGGTATGTCATCCGGAACTCAATCGACGCTCAGATCCGCATGCACTTCGGCGCAAACACCGGATTGTTCCACCCATGGCAGTACATGCAACTACTCCTCGGGAACAAGAAGAACAAGTCCATTCTTGGCGAGGACCTCATGGCTAGGGGGCAGGCGGGTCTAGACGCTCTCCGCAAGGAAGAACGCGAACTATTCATGCAGGACTACACGCGCGCTGGCATGGACATTGGAGACGTGCTCGGTCACTACAGGGCGACCAACAACTGGGCACCTGTAACCAGGGGCATGGGCGACGGGCTCCACACGCAGGGCGTGGTCCAGATGTTGCGTCAGATTTCGCAAGATCCACTCCAGTCAATCATTGCTAGGGGTCGCGCAGTTGGCAAGACCGACTCTGAGATTTTTGACATGTTCAAGGGTTATGTCCAGAAAAACCCGGAGGCCGCGTCGGAGTTGCGTGTGCAAGCCCTCCAGGGTTTTCCGTTCAAGGATGTCAAGGGAGTCAAGGGGCGGACGCTTGGATTCGACCTGGAAGACATGGATGCCGACCAGTTCGACAAGTACTTGGAAACCGTGTACGACACGTACCTCAAGGGCAACGTAGACGTCAACATTGGTGGGCTTGAGGAGATGGCATACATGGCCGGATATGGCCGTGTGCCGGATCTGGCTAACCGTAAAGAGATTGACGTCAGCCTGATTCCGCGTGGGCCCGGACAGAAGTTGGTCCACGGCGACGTTGTAAAACTGGCCGACGGAACTGATGTTGTTATTTCCAGTACGTCAGGTCTCAAGGTAACCGGCGGCAAAGGTAAGCCGATTGAGTACTCGGGCGAAGTGACCATTACGCCACTTCTTGAGGGCGACGCTTTTGAAGGATTGTTTGGCATGAAAGAGGCAAGCCGCCTCATCAACAAGGCCCCGATCTATGACGAGGCAACCCAGGCTCCTGGTCTTCCGGCAATGGTACGCCGCGAAATCATTCTCGGTGACTCCAAGGATGAGGGCTTGTGGGCGTCGCTAAGAGACGGGTATGACCAGGCGACCAATAAGTTCTTTACTGAGTTTGTCGACAAGAAGTGGGCCAAGACTCTGGAGCGCAACCCTACGTGGCGGCAGTTTTACTACGAAGCCATAGACGAAACCGTTGGTCGCGCTAATGCGGAGTCAGCCCAGACGCTTCTTGCTGACCTGCGCCAAGCCGCAGCACGGGAAAAACTATCTGTTGACGAGTTCCTTGGTGCCACTAAGAGGAAGAGCATTGAAGCACGGCTAGAGAAAGCAGCGGCATCTGGACGCAAAAACGGATACGACCTTGAGGACATTGACACGTATGCCCGTATCAGTGCCGTAGCCAGAACCAAGGCGTTGTTGTACGACGCAACCGAGCGGAACAACTTGGTTGACATGGTTCGAGTCATCATGCCGTTTGCTAACGCATGGAAGGAAGTCATTGGCACGTACCTGACGCAGTTTGCTGCCGACTCTGCCCGCGTCTATCGCTCCGCCCAGCGCGTATACACGGGCCTTTCAGAAGCAGACCCGGACCAAGACGGGCTCGGGTTCTTCTACGAAGACCCGCAGACCGGAACCCTGATGTTCAACTTTCCGTTCTCCCACTCAATCATGGACATTGCCCTGAGGATGTCTCCTGGTGGCGGAGACCCGGTGAATACGTTCATGAATGCCCCGGTCAAGCAGTTGTCGCAGGGACTCTCGGTCTTCCCTGCTCTTGGACCGATGGCACAGTTCGCGGCGTCTGAGGTAATCCCGCGCAACGACGACTTCCGCGCGATTCGGGAGTTCTTCCTCCCATACGGCGACAAGGGCCAGGAGATTTTCAACCCAACTCCGGGCTGGATTCAGAAGTTGGCGCAGGCAGTCGACGGAGACGTAAACGCAACGAGCACTGTCTTTGCCCAGACGTTTGTCGAAACTCTGCGCGCAAAGTCGGCGACTGGCAAGTACGACTTGAATGACCCTGCCCAGTATCAGCAACTGGTCGAGGATGCCCGTGCAGACGCAAGGGCCATCACGGCAATGCGCGCACTCAGCCAGTTCACGGGCCCAACTGCTGGGCGCAGCGAGTTCGTCGTCCCCACCAAGCAGGGCGATGCCGTTGCTGGTGTCGTCATCAACCTATTTCAGAAGTTGCAGGAGCAGGACTACGAGACAGCGGTGCAGCGCTTTCTTGAGATCATGGGCGATGACCTGACCCTGTACGTGGGTTCCAAGACCCGCGCACTGGCCGGAGGTCTTGAGGGTTCGGAGGAGTTTGGCCGCTGGCAAGACGCCAACGAGGACCTTCTAACGGGCCAGTACAAGAACGTCGGTGCGTACTTCGGACCTAAGGGATCGGAACTGAACTTCAGCGTATGGACGTCTCAGATCAAGAAGGGGCTACGCGAACGGCTGACGTTTTCAGAGATCGTTGAGTCGGCACAGAACCGCGTTGGGTCGGCTTTGTACGCCGACGCCCGGCGCATGTACGGCCCCTACCGGACAGAGGAGCAGTCCAAGATCCTCCGCGACTACCGCGTATACCTGCATCAGGAATACCCTGGATTCCCGAGGTACGTGCAGTTCACGACTAACGAACTGCAGAACAATATTCAGTCGCTGCAGGACCTCTTGGCAAGCGGACGCGTCAGCAACGAGCCCCTTGCTCAGCCGCTGACTGATTACTTGACTAGGCGCGACAGTGTGCTGGCAAGACTCAATACGTCTACTCTTTCCGGCAAAGCAAAGTTGCGCGAACGTCAGTCACTGCAGGAGTATGGACAGTGGCTGGCGACGCAGAGTCCAGAGTTTGACCGCATTTGGAATAGAATGCTCGTTCAAGAGGTGGATGAGTAATGGCGTCACGACGCGTAACCAAGAACAGGCAAGCGTCCAAGCCGCGTGATACGACGCCGCCCCCGGACTCAAACAGCCCTGGCAACTTTACGCCAGACGAGGCTGGTGATGTTGTTGCCGACGGGACGAAAACAAACTCAGCACCGCAGCCGCCGTATCAACCCGCTCGCAATGCGCGGGTCGTTGCTAACACTGCTCAGAACCGGGCGACGTCTTTTGATCAGCGTGACTTTGGAAAGGTTCTGCCAACGTCTGATCCATCGCAGGCGTCGGTTCTCTATTACGGCAAGAACCTTGTTGACGAAAACGGGAATATTTCCAACAGGGATAGTTACGGACCAGATGATGCGTACGCGGTGTGGCGCGACTATCGGACCCCTGACGCGCGGGCAACCTTTCTGAACACCCTCCGCGGTTCGGGTATGTACGGGAATGACAAGCCAAGCAATCAGGCCCTGAGCGGAAACGCGCTTATGAACGAGGACCTCGCCGCAATCAACAGGTTCCTGGACGCTGCTCAATCAATAGGGAAGACGGCCAGTGGATATCTCCAGATTCTCAAGACCGGCGGCTCATCATTCTCCTTTGGTGCTGGTGGTTCCGGAGTGCGCGTGGTTTCCGCCGAAGACGCTGGGCGCATGTACAAGCAGGCGTCGCTGAGAATCCTGGGTCGTGTGCCAACCGCACAGGAGATGGATGCTTCCATCCGCTACATCCAACAGCAGCAGCGGCAGCGGGCTTCTTCCAGCCAGGATGCCCCGTCACTTCAGACTGCGGCTCTGGCGCGTGCAGAGCAGTCAGCACCGGACGAAGCAACGGCACAGACCGTTGGTACGGGGCTTCAGAGAATCATGGCATTGTTGGGCGGTAGGTAATGGCAACAACCCCTACCCCAAAGCAGAACCAGAACTGGCTGCCGTACTTTCTTGCCAGGTTCCCGCAGTTCCGCGCCTTCTTTGAGGGCGGCCAAGCAGAGGCGGATGCGAGGACGACGTTTGGCGATGACCTATACAGCCTCATCAGGGACTTGGCAACCAATCCCAACAAGTACGACTTCACCAGCGACGAGGGCGTTCAGGCATTCGACACGCTGGTAATGGCGACGTCCTATTACCAGACAGTGGACGGCAAGCGCAAAGCGTTTGACGCGATGACGGCAGGCGACAAGCAGGCCAACATTGAGAAGACCCGGGTTGAGTTGGCTGCTGCGTATGGCGACTACTACCTGACCGTCAAGGAACTTGATTCACTTGCCACTGACCTGGCTAGGTCTGGTCTCGACGGCAAGGCGCGCCAGTACTACGTGGCCCAGCGCATCGGTACCCGCAAGCGCGGACGCGACGACCTTCTGTTTACGAGTGAGGCATCGGAGATCCAGAAGATCGCCCGCCAGTACAACTATAAGCCGCAGGACCTGAACGACCAGATCATCTCGGCCGTGACAGGCACCGTCTACGCACCGACGGGTTCGATCCTTACCGCTGACTCCATCAGAGAAAAGGCAAAGCGGATAGCCAAGGCGGGCTACTACCACCTGTCAGAGCAGATTGATTCCGGCTTGACGCTCGACGAAATCTTTGAGCCGTACAGGGAAATCGCTGCGAGGACACTAGAGCGTTCGCCTGAGCAGATCAGCCTGGATGACCCGCTCTACAGCGCGGCTCTCACCCCTGTCGACAACAGGCAGATGAGCCTGGGCGAGTGGGCAAGGATGGTCCGTAGCGACTCAAGGTACGGATATCAGTACACAACGGCTGCCAACCAGGCGGCGACGAACCTAGGACTGGCAATTGCCAGGGCATTTGGCGGGTACAAGTAATGACGGATTTCAACCCCAACTGGGGCGAAAATGTTGATCCATCGCTCTTCGCCGGTATGCCGTCGATGGAAGAGATCGAAGCAAGAATCCGTGGCATGGCCCCGTCGGCACCGGGTGGCGCAGACGCATTTGGTCCACCACAGGGGGGTGGCCCGTCCTACGCACCGGGTAGCCAGCGCCCAGGTGACGAGGGCGGCGCTCCGGAAGAAGGCGCGCCGGAAGAAGAGGTTGACCCCCGCATTGCCTTCCTCGAAGAGGAAGTGCGCCGCATCCGCCAGCAGCAGCAACAGACCCAGGAGCGTCAGAACCGTGACGCCCGTGATGCCATTCGCCGTGTTCTTGCTCAGTACCAGTTGGACTCTCTTGCTGAACCGTTGTGGAACAAGTACACGGAGCAGTACTTTGACTTCTCAAATGAAGACGCCATCATCTTTTCCATCAAAGATGAAGATGCGTACAAAAAGAGGTTTGGCGCTAACTCTGCGCGCATAGCGCAGGGGTTGGCGGAACTGAGCCCACGTGAGTACCTGGAGATGGAAGACGCATACCGTCTAACCCTCCGCAGCAACGGAATGCCCGCCGGGTTCTACGACTCAACCGACGATTTCAAGATGTTTATTGAGGGCGACGTGTCGGCAGCAGAGTTGAACGATCGCCTGAAGGACGGGTACCGCGTCGTGGCGGACGCCGACCAGGTGGTCAAGGACCAGATGATGCGTCTGTACGGGGTCAGTGAGTCCCAGTTGGCTGCGTACTTCATTGACCCAGAACGGGCTAAGCCACTTCTCATGGCGGCTGATTACAAGCGGCAGGCCAGGGCATCACAGATTGCCGCCCGAGCCCAAGAGCAGGGTGGCATGACGATCACTGGCAACCTCGCAGAGGAACTGGCCAGACGTGGAGTAACCGCCGAAGAAGCCGAAACCGGCTTTTCCCAGATCGGAGCCTTGGGGGAGTTGCGTCAGCAGTTCTCTGGCGAGGAAGCGATTGGCGATGAGGCCATTGCCCGAGCCCAGTTCGGTGCCGATGTTGCCGCCAAGGAGGCGCTGGAGCGCCGAAAGAAGACGCGCATAGGGGAGTTCACCGGTGGTGGTGGATTCACCGCTACAACCGGCGACACCTCTGGCGCACTGCGGTTTGGCGTCGGCAAAGCGCAGTAGTTTGATATAGTCCCCTCGTTCCAAGAGGGACACCACAGGAGAAGCCCCGACCTTCTGTGTGTACAAGGGTGAGATTCGCAGCCATCTAGGGAACCTCCACCCTGGATGTGGGCAGAAGGAGTGGGTCATGACAGACGCGAACTTCGATTTCGAAGACGAGGCAGTCGAGGACCAACCACATACGAAGAATCCGGTACGCGCCAGAATGCGTGAACTGGAGGCCGAGAACAAGCGGAAGGACGAACTCCTTGCGCAGGCTTCCCAGGCCCAACGTGAACTTGCTTTCCTGAAGGCCGGAGTCAACTCCGAGAACCCGATGGCTAAGTACTTCATCAAGGCCTATGACGGGGAGTTGGAAACCGAGGCTATTCGTAAGGCGGCGCAAGAAGCGAATCTCATCCAGCAGCAGACACAGCAGGTGCAGCAGGTCGTAAGCCAGGAACGGAATGCCTGGTCTCGGATTGGTGCAGCGGTGACGGCTAACGAGACGAGTGAAGCACCCGTCGACTACGTGGAACGGATCAAGAAAGCCAAGTCTCCGGACGAGGTTATGCAACTGCTGGCCCAGGCCAGGCAAGAAGCAGAACACCTCTAACCCCGGCGGGTAAGCCCTCCGGGATATCCGGAAGGAAAGTAAGACATGGCATATACACAGGTCAGTTCGCTTGACGTAAGTCAGGCTGCATACGAGCAGGTTGCGTACTTCGCACTCCGCTCGGAACTGCTCTTCGATCAGGTTGCTGACGTCCAGCCCACGGCTCAGTCGATGCCCGGTTCATCGGTCATCTTCACGAAGTACGCGGACCTTGACGCTGCAACGACGCCGCTCAACGAGATCCTCGACGTAACCCCGGTTGCGATGAGCGACTCGCAGGTCACGGTGACCTTGGCTGAGTACGGTAACGCGATCAACACGACCGCAAAGTTGCGTGGCACGTCGTTCCTTGACGTTGACATGGCAGCGGCGAACATCATTGGCTACAACGCTGGTGACTCGGTCGACAAGATCATCCGTGACGTACTCGCTGCCGGTACCCAGAACATCTTCTACGGTTCGGGTGGCGCTTCGCTGCCGACGACCCGGGCGACGGTGGGTTCGGACGACATCATCACGGCGAACGACATCCGCAAGATGACGGCCTCGCTGCGCAAGAAGAACGTGGTCACGTTCAACGGCTACTACATCGGGTTCATCCACCCGGACGTTTCCTACGACCTGCGCCGCGAGACCGGCAACGCGTCGTGGAACGCCCCGCACGTAGCCGTCGACACCGCGAACATCTACATGGGCGAGATCGGCACGTTCGAGTCGGTTCGCTTCATTGAGACGCCGCGCGCCAAGGTGTTCGAGGATGCCTCGAACGGCTCGGGTTCGTCGACCGGTTCGACCGCCACGGTTGACGTCTACTGCACCCACGTGATGGGTCGCCAGTCGCTGGCAAAGGCCTACTTGATGGTGGACGGAAAC